CTAAAAAAGATGATATCGTTTACGGTGTAGTAACCGAAGTCGAGTTCGATAGACCAAGTAGAGTACAACTTGACGGCTCGTCAGAGAGATTAACTCCAGTATTATCATCTGTCAATGCCAAAGTTGGCGATAGAGTTATTATTTCTTTAAAGAATCATACCGCAACTGTTACGGGAAACCTTACTTCGCCATCAACGACTATATATTATGTAGATGGTATCAAGAACGATATTTCCGAAGCGGTCGATACGATCGAAGGTGCTGCTGATAAGATAGCAAACTTAGATACACTTTTGGCAAAGAAAGCAAGTGTCGAAGAGTTATACGCCGATCGAGCTAGAATCGAAGATTTAGAAACTGATAACTTAAAAATTAAAAAGAAATTAACTTCGAACGAAGCCGAATTTTTCAATTTGGACTCGGATTATGTAACGGTCGAAGAGCAGCTTAACGCTAATAGTGCAGATATCGAAGAATTAAAAACCAATAAACTCGATGCCACAACTGCGAACATAACGTATGCAACGATAGCGTCACTCAATGCTACAAATGCAAAAGTAGACGCAATCGAGGTTGGTACTGGTAAATTCGAACAAATTGAGGCGGTATTAGCAGACGTAGCCGACTTAAAAACAGATAGGATAACGGCTACAGAAGCAAATGCTAAATTTGCAAACATCGATTTTTCAAACATTGGAGAAGTAGCAATAAGAAAAATATTTGCTGATTCCGGTTTGATAGAAAATATAGTTGTTGGTGATGGCACCATTACTGGAAAACTGGTTGGCGTAACGATTAGCGGCGATCTCATTGAAGGTAACACGATCGTTGCTGAAAAATTAGTTGTTAAAGGTGAGGACGGTTTATACTACAAGTTGAATACGGACGGAGTAACCACCGAAGCCGAACAAACGGATTACAACAGTTTAAACGGTAGTGTAATCAAAGCGAAATCAATCACGGCGACTAAAATTAGCGTTGACGATCTTGTAGCTTTCGATGCGACTATTGGTGGTTTTAACATTACTGACAATTCGTTATATTCTGGAGTTAAATCTTCGGCTGGAAACACCACAAGAGGTATATATTTAGACAATGAAGGTCAAATGGCCGTTGGTGATTCTAGCAACTTTATAAAATACTATAAGGACTCAAGTGGCAACTATAAGCTCGAAATCTCCGCTGATAGCATTATATTTGGTGCTAAAAGTAAAAATTTAGAGGAAACCATCGATTCGATAGAAGTCGGAGGAAGAAACTTGGCAAAAGGATCGGCTAATAATTATCCAAATCCGAGTTTCAACCAGTTTGCATCCACCGTTTCTGGAGTTAACGATTATACAATAACTGACGAAAAGTATGATTCGATGACTATTTCAAAATGGAGTGGCTCATCTACGTCTAAGTGGTCTGGACCATTTTTAGGTATAAATAATCGTTTAGGAGCTACGCTTAAAGTTGGAGAAACATACGTTGTTTCGGCTTGGATGAAAGCAGACGTAGCGACTACTATAAACGAGTCTAGTTTAGCAGAAGGTCAGACGGTTATATCCTACCAAAAAGTAGTCAATACAGATTGGACAAGGGTGTGGACGGTATTTACAGCAGCAGAAGTTACAAAAAACGTTTGTTTTTACACTGCTCCAAATGCTACGGCAGAAGCTCCTTATATTTACATGTGCGGTATAAAGATCGAGAAAGGTAATAAACCGACTGATTGGACTCCTGCTCCAGAGGATTTGGCTACAGCACTCGAAGTAGACACCGCACAGACTACAGCAGAAGAGGCCGAAGCTAAAGCAAGTAATGCGGAAACTCTAATCGCACAATTGAAAGATAGTATATCCATGCTTGTTACGGACGGTAACGGAACATCGCTCATGACACAAACCTCAGACGGATGGATATTCAGTACAGCAGAGATTCAAGGTTCTGTTAGTAAAGTATCTGAAGACTTACACTCGCTTACACAAGAGGTTGGATCTGTTGGTAATACCGTCGATGTTTTACAACAAGCAGTCGATGATCTCGGAGTTATGGCTGAGTATGTGAAGATTGTTACATACGAGAACGAACCATGCATAGAATTGGGCGAGAGCGATAGTGACTTCAAGCTGCGTATTACGAACACGCGAATGATGTTCACAGAAGGCTCCAGTGTTCTTGCGTATTTTAACAATCAAGCTCTTCATATTAAGCGAGCTGTTGTAGAAGAAGAACTTCAGCAAGGCGGCTTTGTATGGAAAGTTCGTAGCAATGGAAACATGGGTCTTGTATGGAAAGGAGGCAATAGTTAATGGCAACTGTTAGTAAATGGACACCGTTTGGTGTGGCATTAGATATTACTGCTACCGGGGGTACCGTTACTAGAACCTCCGCTACCCAATTTACAGTAAAGATTAACGCGTCATGGGAAACATATTATTCTGGAGCAGCAACTAAATATGGTATGACCGCGTCATCTGGCGGAAGTAGTATTACATTAAAAGTATTTAGTAATACGGCCGCTAGTGGTGGTAGTGGATCTTTTACTGGCACATATTCTATAAGTGGTAATGGTGCTGCTACAAAAACCATTACTGTAACGTTCCGAAACTTCAACAATGATAATGGGGATTCGGCAACGAAAAACGTAACGTTTAACGTAAATGTTCCGGCTTGGACTTCTTACGTAATTAAATATAATGCAAATGGCGGCTCTGGTGCTCCAGGTAACCAAACAAAATGGAAAGATCAGACTCTCGTTTTATCTAGCACGAAGCCTACTAGAACGGGCTATACATTTTTGGGTTGGTCTACATCCTCATCTGCAACCTCAGCTACATATTCTGCCGGAAGTAATTACACAGCTAACTCCGCAGCAACTTTATACGCTGTTTGGAAAGCGCTTACATACACGGTTAAATATGATGCTAATGGCGGATCTGGTGCTCCAGGAAATCAGACTAAAACATATGGAGTTACTTTAACTCTTTCTAGTACAAAACCGACCAGAGCAAATTATAATTTTAAAGGTTGGGGTACATCTGCCTCATCAACAACCGTATCGTATGCATCGGGAGGAAGTTATACAGCAAACTCCGGTATTACTTTATATGCGGTATGGGAATTAGCATATTTAAAACCCAGGATCGTTAATCTCTCGATTGTTAGAAGTGATTCTAGCGGGACTGCAGACGATGAGGGTACGAACGCGTTAGTTATATTTGATTGGGAATGTGATAAAACCGTTGCTTCTATAACAATCAAATGGAAACTTCCATCGGAATCTACTTGGACGAGCTCTACTGTATCTGCAAGTGGTACTGCTGGTACTGTTAGCCATGTTGCTGGTAACAACACTCTTAGTACAGAATCGTCTTACGATATTCAGATAACAGTAACCGACGGAGGAGGAAGTTCTTACGCGATCGGCACTTTAACTAGTATGAAGTTCGTCGTGGATTTCTTATCTGGAGGAAAGGGAATCGCTTTTGGTAAGACAGCAGAATTAGAAGACACGGCAGAATTCGAATTTGATGCTAAATTTAATAAACCGGTCTATGGAAAAGCGTTAGGAATGGATAGACTTCCCGCTGTTCCATCAAATAGCGATCTTAATAATTATTTGGAACCAGGATGTTATGCGATACAAAGTAACGCTATTGCTGAGTCATGTGCAAATATACCAATAGGTCGTGCTGGTCGTTTAGAAGTATGGTCGTCTACTGGCGAAGGTGTTCGTAGCGAGCAATGGTCATATTTGAGACAACGATTTGTTCCATATAACAGTAGTAATGCTGTGTGGGAAAGAGAAATAACACGAAGCGCCGATAATGTGTGGAAATATTATGAGTGGTGGAGATCGAGTCTAACTCCCAACGCTTCGGATTTTGTATATCACGAACCTAAAATATTGTGGGGGGACGATATGTCTTCCGGTATGTATATGACCGCCGGACATACTGCGAATCTCAAAGAAGCAGTAAGCGCCCAACGTCACGGAATCGTTTTGGTATTCAGTGCTTATAATGGAGCCGACGATACGAATTACAATTGGCAATGTTTCTTTGTGCCAAAACAACTTGTCGCTCTATCAACGTCGGGGCACACATTTATTTTAGGACGAGGTAAATTCACATATACAGGCACCAAATATTTATATATTAACGATACTTCAATTACAGGACATGCGGATAACAATGCGACCGGAGCGAATAACGGAATAACATATGCCAATAACAAATTCGTTCTACGCTATGTAATCGGCGTATAAATAAACATACTATAAAGGAGAGATATGTTATGATAACAAATTTTAAAGTTTGGTTTAAAGCTGCAGCGATTAGAGCGCTCAAAACATTCGCACAAACTTTTGCTGCTACGATCGGAACCGGTGCAATTGTTCTCGGCGATGTTAATTGGGCTATGGTTATTTCTTCAGCCGCACTTGCTGCTTTATGCTCTATAGCAACATCTGTAGCAGGTTTACCAGAAGTTAAAAACGAAGAACCCACCATCAAAAAGGAGGGCTAAGCAATGGGTAATATTTTATCCATCGTCCTTACAGTGGCGTTGGGTTTCGTGTCAACAATGTTGGCTTTTATGTTACAACAAAGCATTAAAGAAAACAAAAAATTAAAACACGAAAAAGAAGAAGCACGTTCCAAGCGTGACACAGCACTCGAAGACGGGGTTGTTTGTATTTTAAGAAAGCATCTTATGGACGAACACGAAATTTGGGTGGCAAAAGGTTTTATTACACCAAAGGCTCTTGAAAGTGGAATTTTGATGTATAAAGCCTATAAAGCGCTTGGTGGTAACGGCATGATAGATCACATGGAAGAAGAGATCCAGACGTTACCTATTAAAGATTGAATAGAAGAGGGGGCTAGCGAAAGCTACAACCCCTTTTATTTTTTCGCGAGTTTTACACCTTCTATAATGACTAAATAGGAGGAAAAGCTATGATTATTTTGAGTAAAAAAGAAGT